GAGCTTCACGAGCTTCACGCTCTCCTTCAAACTGAGCGTCCTCACGCTCCACTCGCTCCCACTCAGCTTCACGCTCTGCTTGATACACAGGGCAAGAAACATACTCAACGAGGTGGGCGTAGGATGCCTCAAAAGCCTCTTTAGAAGCGTGGATTGAACATCCACGCTTTGTGTGGTAGACCTCTTTATGAAGGTCTATGTAGTGATGGATGTCTGGGTGGTTATTAGCGTTGTAGCTCATATATGTTCTCCATTGGGGAGTGGTTGATGTTTAAGGATAGATAAGGGGTTACACTCGGAAGTCGTCCATCTCAACAATGAGGCGAGCTTCAAACATATCGTGGCATTTGAGGATGTTGAGGATAGTTTCGATCTTAGGGATTGGACGAACCCCGTTTGCAAGGATTGTGGTATGCTCATCTCGGTATGACTTGATGCGAGCGATACGAGATGCGTTAGTCTCAGCGGCCTTGCCTACAGGCTTAGACCAAACGATTGGGCTGATGTGATCTGACATAGTTGGTTCTCCTTTAAGAGTTGCTTATACTACTCAATAGATAAGGGGTTACGACTCAGGCCGTAGCTTCTTCAAACTCTCTATATGACGAGATTCCATAAGGGAGTCGTAGTTTGTCTCTGTGTCGAACTTTTCTCGGTTCTCTAGCCAACCCCTTGCGATCTGGTCTAAAAGGCTAGGAGGGAGGCTTACAGTGACCCCATTACCGATGATCTGAACGAACCCTCCATGTTTATCTATTTGGAGGTAGGCATTCTCACCCTCAAACATCTCTTGGTAGATATGAAACTCATCACCATGTGTGATTGTAGACTTTGTACTCATGTGAAGTTCCTTTTAATAGTTTATTTATCTCTTCTCATAAGTGATCTCTTTAACCTTAACTACAATGGAGAAACCATTATGAGAAGATCAGCTTCAGAAATCATTAATGAGCTTGAGATGAGGGTTGCTCGTCTTGAGAAGTCAGCAGGACAAAGGATTAACTATCTTGATAATGTTATGGAAGGACTCGAAAGGTATAATAAAATAGAAATTCTTTCTGATTATAATACAAGAGATTTAGGCACTAAAGTCCATGCTCCACATCCGAATGATGTAAGAAGAGCGATTTCAAGAAATAAAAAAATCATGGTTCACGCTGTGGACGGTAGGACAAGGTTTACATTAAACTGGCGTCATTTATAATGGACAGGGCAGGATTTGAACCTGCGTACTCCTAAGAGGTCAGATTTACAGTCTGATGTCTTAGGAGTACCTGTCCAAAGGGCTAGATTTCCTATCCCTATAGTAAGTTATGCCCCACGAAAACCACAGGGCAATTTTCGGTCTGCTATGGTAAGCTCGCCCCCCTTAAACGAGTAAGGGTTGAATGAGTCTTAGGGTAGGGTAGGCTTAGACCCTCCAAGTGCATACTGCGATCAGCGTAGAGCCACAACACTGGCGTTATACCTAGTAATTTTAACGCCCTCTCTTTCAAGAGGGTGTTAGGAAGTATCAAAATTTGATTATCCCCGCTACGAAGAACATTCGTCATTTACGCCCCTCTAGTTTGCAGATTTCGACCGAGTAGTAAAAGAGGAACTTCTGTAAGACTAATGCCAGCCAAACTTTTACAGCAGACAAATGATCTTCGCCAATACAAAGTGTACCCGCTAGGACTCACACCTAGTTCTCTTGCCTACTATGACAAGGCTTTATTCGTTAAGCTACATGGTACATAAGCGACCCTTACTAGAAATCTAGCGATAACCATACTGTGTCCATCAACCACGAAGAACACAATACAGGGTCTAGTTATCTCCCCAACCAAGAGGTTATAGGCTCACCTATTCTTTATAACAAGATAAAGAATAGGTGAACGAGAGGAATGAGCAGACTTCCTCAATGCCTTGTCCGCATCAGCGTAATGCCCTACTCCACCATTGTACATTTATGGGTTGCACCCCTCTTGGTTAGGTTATGTTGCGAACTCATAGTTCCCCAAGAGCTATTATCCTCTTTAACGGTGGCAATAAGAGGCGTAAACAACCCCCAGACAAGACCAAAGCAAACGCTTATCTGTTTCTCCATTCTCCCTATGCGTCTGTTTGAAGAGTTCCTATAAAAGAACAGAAAATGGTCGCTCAATCTGGAATCGAACCAGAATCCCACCTCGAAGAGACAAAACCCCTATAAAGAGAATCACTAGAGGAGAATACCAATTAAGCGAGCACACCAAGTAGGATTTGAACCTACGACCTGCGGCTTAGAAGGCCGATGCTCTTCCACTGAGCTATTGGTGCTAAAAGCTCCGTTTTGCCCTACTTTACGGAACAACAAAGTGGAGACACCTATGAGAAAGGTGAAGGGCGAGTTATTATACAACGAATCTCCTCAAAATCTAAACTATTTAGACTTTGGTGCGTTACCTCGACCACCGCCACTAGGGCGACCAGTCGAAGATGGATAGTTAGGGTTTCCCATGACTATACTCCTATTTCAATGTTGTACTCTTAAGTGTGGTGGAGAAGTTCCTTAGCTTCTTAGGTCTAAGAGTTTGACCTACCTTGTTCTTTCTCAGTTCCTCACGATCAAGGGCTTTTGTGAGTTTACCGTCCTTGTGTTAGACCCCCCTCTACCCATTCTTTCTTTCATCCAAGGCAAAATAAAAGAAAGTAGAGGGGGGTAATACACTAGGTAGGGATCGAACCTACGACCTACACTTTAGGAAAGTGTTGCTCTTCCACTGAGCTACTAATGTAAAGTTAAGTTCATATCGAGATTTCAAAGATCTTTGAAGCGTTCAACAACACTCACAAAGGTATTATACAAAAAAGACCCTCAAAGGAACAACAAAAATGGAAGAACTTATATATCTTGAACCACGATCAACATTCGACACGATGATTCTCGGAGTGGCAGAAGGAACTCCCAAACTCGTTTATGACCTAGACGCTATGATTTCTCACTGGGTTAAAGAGTTTCAAGACAAAGAAACCTCAGAAGAGGAAGCTCACACAATGGCTATTGAATGGTTTGAGTTTAATGTACTCGGTGCATATTGGGGTGAGCATACACCTGTTTATGTCTCTAAGTCAGCCCTCGACCACATTGAAGACTGCCTCTAAGCTCTCTAAGAACGAGCCTACATCAAGCCCATCGTAGTCAACTAAGTTCATAGAGATGTTATTTGTGAGCTTGGTCTGGCTTTGAGTCATACTACTCCTAAGTATCGGTGTCTTTCGGTCAGTAGAACCAAAGATCTGGAGAAAGACACCTTCAAACTTTTTGTGTTCTCGATTCGCAAAACTAAAGTCGATGTACCCTATATGGTTCTCAAATGTAGGGTCGATCTTCACTCTGCTCTTGACTACTAAAAGACTCGGCTTTCCCATTAGATCACTCCAAACTCAAAGGTACATTCCTCTGGTAGCTTATCTTCACGCCAACGCTCAAGCACAGGGTGTCGCAACGCTCCTGTAGGGTATTGACCGTAAGCCTTGATCTCAGCTACTTGACCTACATATTGCTCCATGTCTTCACGAGGTCCTGTCTCTCCAAGAGATCCAACGATACGGAGCTTTCCTTTTGAGTCATAGAAACCATAGTTTAATCCCACATATCCCTTGACCCAAGGATCAGTGTGAAGCCCCTCTGGGTAGAGTTTTCCATCTTGACGATAGACCTCTCCTGGTCGTACTCGCCACTCACTAGGCTTTGCATTTGCGTCAACGATCACCACATCGTGGGTGTCAGTGAACTTATGCTTCACCCATGCACTACGACTATTAGCCTTGTATGGTTCAGACACCTTCTTGAGCATGATACCCTCATGCCCCCGATCAGAAGCGATCTCCATGAGGTTTTCAGTTGTCCACTCGTTCATGTAGTAGAGCTGACTCAAACTGATATGCTCCATGTTATTGCACTGGATTACAGACTCAAGGATAGCCCTACGCTTATCCCAAGATAGATCACCGACATACTGACCCTCATGGTAGAGGATGTCGAAAGCCACGAACCCAAGCGATGTGGGGTCTTCTGCTCTGAGATTAGAGACTCGATCAGAACCTTCTGCTCCTTGCTTCGGCAAAATCTCCCCATCGAGTAAAGTGCCTACTGGACACTCGTTTTGGATATGATCCATACGAGCGATGTCCTTGCCTATACGACTCCAAGCACAGGTTTGACCAACGAGCATACGGTGTCCGTCTAGCTTCATCTCGCCCACCCATTGACTTGACCCTGCGATCTTCTCAAGGACATTCTTGCCCTTGTGAGAGCCTTTGGCGAGTTGAGGTCGGAGGAAGTCATAAGTTCCACATGATGATGTCTTTTCGATTTTCTTTGGCATTGTTTTCTCCTTTCAAGAGACTAAGCGTCATAACACCAATCACCGATGGTGATCAGTTGGATTATCCCATTACAATAAGAGGGGGTGAGGTTAAATGGGGTGTCGCTCTCTGCTTTAGGGAGAGCTCTTGCTATTTCTTTTACTCCAAAGATGAGACAATGAGGATCATACCCAACAATAAAATCTCCATTATCCCAAGATACGAGTATCTCACCCCCATCAACCTCTGTTTGATAACCACCAAAATTGATGGTGTTTAAGGCATTGATGTCAATGCTATTAATAGCATTTTTTATTGTTTCAAAGATGGCCTCTGCTTTTGATAACTCTTTCATTTGTGTTCTCCTTTCAAGAGATTTAATAAATAAGGGGTCACGAACACCCCATCACCAACCTCGAACTTTCTGTCGGCAAGCCTTTTTGTTGCGAGCCTTCTTACGGTCTTGGTGGGCATTTGACTTCCCACACCAAACATTGGTGCTACCTCCATTTGCGAAGTGAGCCTTACGAAGAGAAGCCTTTTGAGCCTTATGGGAGTCTTGTTTCTTACTAGCCATTTTGTTTCTCCTTTCAAGAGTTGTTCGGGCTACACTAGACGATAGATAAGGGGTTACGCTTTCACTAAGCCCCTTATCTATCAAATACTTACAATACTGTAACCCCTTATCTATATACTTAATGTGAGCATGATCGCTCCACTAACCTACTCCCCACTAGGAGAACATCATGGAAGTTATCTTTTTTCTCTCATTACCGATCATCCTTGCCAGCCTGCTCAGGTTGGCGTGGATGCTCTCTGAACCATATTGAAACCCCCCACCTACTCCCAACAAGGAGAACAACTATGAGTTTTACTTTTAAAACCACAAACAAAAATGCACTAGGATACTACCAACAAGCAACCACAGATCGGATCTTTTCGATCCAAGATCTCGTGGCTCACTGTGTCTCAGAATCAGGATCAGACTTGCAATCTGAGGGCATGAGTTTAGGTCGAATCGACCTCGCAAAAGGTGATGTGATCTCTCTTGACTTCAGTCTCTATTCAAGTCGGGAGGGTAAAGAAACGCTTGGGACGAATTTAGGTGGGGACTCGATCTCATCAGGGGTCTGGGGCAATCAATGGGTAGTGAACTTAAACGCTATGACCATGAGTGGTGAAAGGCACTTGGTAAAGCAGTTTAAGTTCACTCAACCGATGTTGAGCCGATACTCCTGCACCTCCTCAGACGCTAGTGTAAAGCGTAAGCATACTAAGTTGGTTAAAGACCACTTAGAGCGATGCACAAGTGACATGAGCAGTTTCCTCAAACACTATATCAAAAGGGTTCAGGTTCAGTCTTAAAACCCCTCGCCAACCACTTCCAACAAGGAGAAGAAAAATGCTTCTAATCTGTAATCAAAACCCGAACAAGAGATGGCAATGGAACATCTTTCTTGATGGTTGTTTTGTTGGATATATCGACAAACACCAGACCCACATATCAGACACAACCCGCCTTTATTCAGAGTATACTGTCTTTGGTCTTACGAGTACACACAGGGATAACTCGATCATACTGTCTTCAACCACAATGAACACACTCAAGGATGCAAAAGATTGGGTTCGCAAGAACCTTTCGACTAGAGCAGACTTCCTCAAGGCGATTGCTCTCGCTCAATACGAGCAGGTTGAAGAATTATTCTTACAGCCTATAAGAACATAATATTCTTATAGGCTGTAAAGGTAACCCCTAGATTGCCCCTAGATTGCTCTTAGAGAGGACTTTCCTCTACTTAGCTACCTTGTACAGTAAAGGTGAACTGAATGTAAAGGAGAGGGAATACAGGCTTGTAAAACACATCAACCAAAAGACCTGTTGGGTCGTTAGGGTCGGTGGCTACAGTAAGACCTGTGTAAGTCGAGATGATCTGATCTCTAACCAGTTGCTTAAAGAGTCCATTCACACGACCCTCGATCTGAGAAATCGTATTCGGAACAAACTTAGTACCGATGTAGCGATTACAAAGATTACGAACACGCAAGTGAACATCATCGGCAATCTGAACAACAGTCGGAGTCTTGGTAAGGACAGAAGTCATGTTAGTGGTCAAACCATGTCTAACTTGAATACCTTGTGGGGTCTGCTTGAGAACGGTGATACCTGCGTTAGCTGTTGTATTAGCGTCAACATCATCAAGGATACGACCAAGATCAGTAAACCCATTAATAACCCTGTTTGTCCAAGGCTCTGCTGAGTCAATCGTAGGATTGGAGGTAGCCATAGCAACTGCAACTGCAACCATCTCACCACCAACAAAGTAGCTTTGAGCCACACCTTGAGAGTCTGTAAAACGAATGTTAGCAATATCTGGATATACCAAACATATACGAGAGTTCCCTGTTGCTTGAGCTAGTGCTTGAGCATCACGAGGTTGAGTACCTACAGCACAACCAAGAACAGCCCTACGCTCTGAACGATAACGCAATGATGACTGAACATCACAGTGATTAGAAATCGCTGAGAGAAGTGCTGTCGAAGCTGGCATCAGAGGTACGATCACACTTGGCGAAAGACCTGGTACAATCTCACCCTCAATCTGTTGAACTGCAATCAACATCTGATCTTCAGTAGGTGAAACTACTCCTGTATCGAGTTGGATTTGCTTACAAGCAAGTGCTGTCGCTCCATTAGAGAACGCAAGGAACGCACCCATTGACAAGGTGTTCTCAAGAGAAATCTCACCATAAGTACGAACAACATCGGCAAGGTTAGTGAAAGTCCTCGTATTGAAACTCGAACGATCTCTAGTGAAGTCGATGTAATAAGTCTGACCGACAGTAGGCTCTTTACCTCCCTTATAGTATGTCTCTACAAGAGCGTTATCACCAATCGCTGTATCAAGAGTATTAGTTACTCTTAAAGAAACACCTGGAATAGCGTACTGTGCAATGTTCGCATTAGTCTTGAGACTAGAGCTTACATTAAAGGTCATAGTCGCATCTGCACCTGTTGGGTAAGCTACACCACCCTCTCTAGGAAGAATGGTGATTGTGAAACCTGTCACCGAGTCAACATAAGTTTGACTCACTCGCCCATCTGCACCAACAGCATCCTTAAGGGTAGAAGTACCTGCTGAACCTGTGCCTTTAGGGTTATTCGATGAAAGGTTATAACCTTGATAAGCGGCTTCGCCTACAGCACCCGAATCAGTAGTGATCTTTAGACCTGTACCCTTAGTAGTAGCAACATTACCACCTGTCACATCAAGGATACTATCAACACCTGCTTCAAGGGATTCAAAACCAAGATACTGTTTTCCTACAGCGTCAGTGTGAATAAGAGCAACAGCGTTAGTACCAAACTTGGTTACATCTCCTCCTGTCTGATCGACTGAGAAAAGAGCTAATGAAAGAGCACCACCTGCTTCAAGACTACTCATAAGAGCGTCTGAAAGAGACTGTGCTGAAAGACCCTTAGTAGCAACCACAGTACCTTCGGTTAGACCAAATGCTGTGTTCGCAGTGCCTGCTCCAACTTTGATGTAAGAGGTGGTCGTATTCGTGTCGCTTACAATACGAATGTACTGACCTTCAACATGAGCAGTAGCTGTAAGAAGTCCGTCTACACCATGATTCAAGAGAGTCACAATGTCTTGGATATCAAGGTCTGTTCCTGCACCATTTGCTGTCATAGTAACAGATACTGGTGTCCCATCAATGGTGAGCGAAAGAACTTGGTTAGCATCTTCAGCCCCTGTACCATCGTAGAACTTCTTAGATGGGATATAGGTATCGTTAGAAATCTCATCCCAACCTACTGTAAGCCTTAAACTAGGGTTGTCGAGAACCGAAGTACGGGTTGAAATAACATTAAGAGTTGGTGAGATACCCATGAGATCAAGGTTAGTGCCTGTGGTGACACTTAATCCAAGATCAACTGGTGAATAGTATTTATTACCGATGAAAGTACGATTTCTTAAGATCAAACGATCTCTAAGAGCACCACCACCAAGAGCAGTCGAAACCTTAGTCGCTACAGGAAGAATACCAACCTTAGTTTGAGTNCCTCCAATAGCGGCGGCAAAGTCAATACCTGCCACATCAAGGAAATCACCACCTGCACTTGTAAACTCAATGTACCCATAGGCATCAGCCACAGGGAGTGTGGTGAGTTCAAAGGTAAGCCTATTAGATGAATCAGATCCAACTGTAATATCTAAGTTTGCGTAAGCTCCACCCACAGCCGCAATCTGTAAGTCAATCGCGGCTTGTACCTTGGCTACAAGATCAGCGACTAAAACATAGTTCCCTGCATCAATAGTACAGTTTGCAAATGTTTGTCCTGCGTTCGCATTACCTGTGTACTGAAAAGTGAACTTACGATATGCGTCTGCAACACCAACATTTGAAGCTGTCCAAGCCCCCATAGGAGACATAGCAGTATAAACAGGCTTAACGAGGTTAGCTTGAGTGTTAATTTCTGCAACAAGGTGAGTGATTGTCTTGTCATCTCCTGCAACTGTAGCAGAAGCCAATGCTTTACCATCAACTACAAGATCAACCGAAGTTGAGATAGCAGTACCAAGATCAGCGTTGTTAGACTCTGCGGTATAAGGAAGAACCTCACCTACAGCATGAGTCATATGTCCAAGACGACTACTTCCTGTAGGTTCATCAAACAGAACAACAACAGGATGTTGATCTACAGTGATGTTAAGTGTGTCGCTCTGACCTTGAACGAGATAATAAGAAGCAGATCCCTCTGCGAAGAAGATCGCAGGGGTTTCCTCGAAGTCACCAAACTCAAGAGTGATAGTTTCCCCCACAGGAGTACCACTAGAGAATCGAGTACCGATAAGAGCTTCTGAACCACTTGGGAATTCTACAACTACTTCGGTAAGATCAATACCCTTAGCGGTAAGTTCAGCTCCGTAGTAAGAGGTAGTACCTGATGTAAGTGTATATGTACCAATACCACTCGCACCAACAGTCTCTACTGCCACATTATAAGCATTAAGATCGAAACGATCTTGGAGGATGCTATAGAAGAAGGTCGCAAAGACCTTATGGTTTGTAGGAGGTGCAGTCGCTAGAGTAATCTGTGAATTAGCTGGGTCAACTCTAGTCACAGTAGCAACAGGATTTTCAAGAGCATCAGCAAATGAAACGCCTGTACGAACTTGGATCAAAGCAGTGTTAGAGGTTGGGATGCCCGAACCTGTACCGTCAACTGGCTGATAGGGGAGTTTAAAGGTATTCGCAAGAACTCTAGGAGGGATAACGCTAGTGTTCGTAACAGGGNCACATTCTAGGAGATACCCTTTCTCATCACGAAGAAGGGCAGAAACTTGATTTGAACCAAAAGCAGTATTGCCTGTTTGTGTTTCGCCTAGAGATACGATTGAAGCAGTACCCCAAACGATCTTGTCATCACTCAAAACGAAATCTACATCTTGAGTAAACAGAGCGGAAGCACCTCCACCACTTGCAACAAGTGAAACACGATCTAGTGATTTAACATCTCGACCAGGAATGAAATCGAACTGATCTTTGAAAGTGTTCTGATAGTAGGAAACGCTTACAGTCGATCCTACTTTTGGTGGGCTTACAAGAGTAAACGAGCCATTAGCCCCATCAACGGATTCTGCTTGAACTGCAACAGCGTCCACTTTAACGGAGATAAGGTTGACATCAGTCGTAATCACGCCTCCATTTGAACCATCTACAATAGGTCCTTTTGCTGTGAAGAAGGTACGATTTCTAGCAGTACCTTGTTGATTGGTGTAAATACCAAGAGCAAGGTTAGAAGTACCCGCCCCCACAACGATTTGACCATCAGCAGAGAGAAGAAGATTTTCTGAACCATCTTGATCTACATAAGTGCTTGCAACGAGTGAACCGATGGAAGCACCATTGATGATGTTCTCAACTTTATCTAGTGAGTCGGCACGAACTGCCTCAACACCTAAAGTCAAGACTTTAGTCTGACCATCACAAGTGAGGATAAGAGTGTTAGTATCGGCTGTGATAACAAAGTTAGAAGCTGAACCTCTGATCTCAGTTTGGAAATCACTAACTTGTGTGGTTAAGACTTCATCTTCAACATAAGTGTCTGTACGATTGAAAAAGTAAGAGACTCTTACATCATCACCGAGACTTGGAGCTTCTGCAAGACGGATTTTTCCGTTCGCACCATCCACCTCAATGATAACAGTAGCATTTCCATTAATGGTAGCGGATACAGAGCTTGGAGTGTTTGAGTTTGTACCACTCCCATCGCCTGTGACGATAGGGGAATGTCTTGTATATATTTCTGTCAAGACACCATCGAACTCAGACAACACAAAAGAACCATCAGGATTAGTATCCGAGATCATGCGTCCTGTCGGATCTTCTTCAACGATCCTTTGATCTATAGTAGAAGAAGATCCCCTTACTAACTCACTACCTGTGACTTGAAAGGTTTGTTTACCGACACCCATGAGGGTGGGTACTTTACCTTGCAACTGTGCGATATTAGTATTGGTATCTTCAAAAATTGTTCGGGTGTATACACCTGGTGGTGCGTATCCGCCTTCAATAGCCATGAGCTTTACTCCTTAGTTGAGGATGATCTTTGTTGTTCTAATTTGTTCATTCCGTTTTGACGGGTCTCACGAAAAACCTTTGCAGGATCGGGCAAAGAGTCGTATGACCCATCGGGTAATCTCATTATGTCATCCCCAGAGTCTCCTGTGGAATGTAAGATGTCCCATTTATCCCGATTTCTCCTATAAACTATATCCCACTTAGCTTGTGCGTCCTCACCTATCACTCGATCATAGTCCATATCAAAAGACTCGATACCCGAATCTTGTACTCGCATGGATTGAGAGACATCAGCTTGGAAACCTACTGTGAGATTAGGGGAACCTTCAGCAAATGCACTTTCCCCACAAGAACAAGAAATAGTATCTGTTCCTCTGGAGACTCTCTTGCGTTGTGAGTAACCACAACTTGTACATTGAAACTTTAGGATAGGCATAAAATAGACCCTTTCTCTTGTATATGATGTTTCATAAATAAACTATTAAAGAAGCCTCTGTAAGAAATCTGTATCAGATCCTATCCCAGCTAAGGGAGAAGTGATGATTTCCTTAACTGGCACAACGCCTTCTAAGTTATACCTCAACAGGGGTATAACCAACGGAAAGTGAACAAACCAATCCGCCTGTATGGATAAACTCATACTCGCAGTAAAAAAATAATCATCTGCATTGTCGTCATACACTTCTTCACCCTCTCCCCCCAAACTCACATCCGAAACCTCAAGACCAAGATTGGCGAGCTTAGGTCGTAAACTAGCCCAGAGCCACACCACTGTTCGGTCTGCTATGTCTGCTTGTGAATGAACATCTCTAGTCACTAAGTCAATATCAACGCTTATATCCCAACGACCACCATACTCGTGATATGTTGCTTGCTGGGCATCCTCAACCACAATGATCTGTTCATCACCATCTTCTACCCAACGACCAACTGCGATCAAACAACCTGGAATGATTTCTCTATACACTTGGTCTGGCCAAACGATATAAGGGGAGGGTGCGTCAGCCTCTTTATATGTATATTGTGCTCTCAGACTTAACCCTCTAGGAACTTCTTCGGTCAAAGTCACATTCGTACCATTACGAACATACTCTGTAGACTCCAATAATCTACCCGATGGATCTTCAATCAACCTAAAAGAGTTCGCCAAAGGTTCTTCAAGTAGTTCTATCGTTGTGGGGTCAGTGAAGATCAAGATATCTTCTTTTTGGTACTGATAAACATCTTGTGTGATGACATAGTTATTGGGATCTGTTCCAGGTGCTTTGGTGAACTTGAAATGATAAACCCCTTTTCTCGGAGTCTCAAAAGTAGACTCTCTCACCCACTCTATTGAGGTACTTTTCTTACCTAAAACACTCGCTAGAACAACTGACCCTTTTACGGTAGCGATAAAGTTATCAGGGCTTAAAACTACATTACTAGCACCACCTGTTTTGACCACCATGCCAAATTGAGGTCGCTCCTCAAAGGCATATTTACCTTGTATATTTTTCGCCAGTGTTGTGTATCGAGGATGGTCTTGCCAATACTCTTGTAACTCTTTGATCATTCTATCTCTAACAGCTAATGTTAAATGGTGAAACATATTTAGCCCTCCTTATATGGTATGGTTAGTTATAAACAAATAATCGAAAGGTTAGGGAGATGTGGAGAAGAGGGTCGAAAAAGATCATCGAATATGACTGTATCATCCAGTTCCTAAAAGAAGCATCTCAATACGAACATGAGATTATTTTAGGGACTGATAGTCAACCTTTCAATTCTGGTACTTTCTTAGCCACAGCTATCGCAGTCCTCTGTGAGAATAAACAATACCACTGCCGATACTTCTATAAGCAACATGAGAATAGACCAATACACCATAATCTTTATGAACGAGTCTTCTCTGAAGTAGATACAACACTTAAAGTAGCCTCTAAAATAAGAGACTTAATACCGAACGCAAATATCTCAATCCATCTCGATGTCAGCAACGAGAGTACAACCCACAGAACGGGTCGCTTCTCAAGATCCCTAGTCGCTATGGTGCGTGGTTATGGGTATGAGAATGTAGAAGTCAAGCCAGACGCATGGTGTGCTTCTGGGTTAGCTGATCGACATACCAAGCGTATCCCATCAGGGTTGAGATGACACCTTAGTCGTTATAATCCACATTGATTAGAGGCAATTTACACTTAATCATATTTAACCTTTATTTGTCTTATATATCACCAATCTATATCTTCACTTGACCAAACCACATCGCCTTCCTCATCTACATCGTACTCGGCAAGGGATACCCTTGTGGAGTAGTAGCCATTTGAAGAACCGTACCATCGGATCGTCACAGACCCCTTGATAGTAGCAAGTTCATAAAAGGTATACATGAGATCACCATAAGATGACTGTCCGTCCTCTGTACGAACCTCTGCACGAAGCAAAGGAGATCCTACGAGATCATTGAGATCACCTATGACATCCTCGACACTGACTGATTCACAACAGTCCTGTCGATGCCAAAGACGAACAGCTTTGTTCTCTGTCGTGTAGAACCAAAGCTCATCATCGAGTTTGCTTTTGTGTTCTACATTAGAGAGGGTTTTACCTTTTAGTTGTTCGATATTTTCAAAAGCCATGTGATTCTCCTTTCAAGAGTATTGGATTATATGATGCTATAAATAAGGGGTTACCTATTTGAATGTGGGGGGGCATTCCAACCGATGCCCTTAAAGTTATAGTCGCCACGCATAATGGCTTCTCTGTCAGCTTCGCAAGCCTCTTGATAGAGAGGGTGCTTACGCTCTTCTTCTTTATCTCATAGATAAGGGGTTACTTAGTGTACTCGACCTAGAAAGTGGCTTCTACCGAACCGAAGAACCACTCCATCTTCCCAAGCCGATGTAGGGAGTTGCTCAAGAGCAACTTTCCACATAGAGCGAGTCTTGTTCTGATCTCGTCTTCGGTTAGCTTCTTGTGAAGCAGGTGATGACCAACGAGAGTGCCAAGACTTAGGCTCTCCACCCTCATAAGCTGGTTTACGATGATTATGTGTTCGAGACATCTTGTTCTCCTTGTTAGAGTTAGTGTTGATGACATTAGTCTATAAATAAGGGGTTACGCTTTGTTATAGTTTATTTATAGTACACACTATAACAAAGAACAGGAGTTATCGTAATGCCTTATACATATGCTAAACCTCGCTCTGAGGAGGAAAAGAAAGAGATTACGCCACTTGTCGTAGATCTCATTAACATGAGTCAAAAGGCTATTGACGCTTGGAAGAAAAACACACTAAAAAGAAAGCAAGTTCAAATATGAAAAATCGTACAGCAAGTATTCACAATGTGTTGGTTGCACACCAACAAAACCAAATGATCCGTAGGGCTATTCTAGCCACAGGTAAGTCTAAAGAGTTTGAGCGTATGCGTAGAGTGTATTCCATGATCTTAAATGATGGAAAAACAGCTTATGCAGGAACAATGGATGACGCTATGGATCAACTCGATAATCCAGAAGTGAGAAACACTGTCGGATTAGGTTACATTACAGAAATAACCAATAAGTTCAAAGAGAAGTTAAAAGGCATTAACAAAGGCGAGATTGATCTTGTTGCTAATGTTCTAAAGTCACGAGGACTCACTAAAAAACTCCACACTCTAGTCGATGCAGGGGTGCGACCTAAAACAGAGTATGAACGACTAATCGCAGATCGACTACAAAAAGTAGGAGACTTCAGTTCAACACTCAAAATGATGGGTTTATTGATTTCTGCCCGCACACCTAAACAAGTCGCTAAAGTTGCAAATGTTGGTGTAGATGAGTTAAGAGATATGATGGGTATTGATAAAAATGATGTTACCCTAACTAACTGGGCAGTAACTAAGTTTAGCGATCTCAATCAGTATGTAGCAGGTCTACCAGACACTCAGTTAATCGTGGTTAAAGTTGGGATCACAATCCTCAAGACAGCCGCTATCGCTCTCTTAATGAAAACAGCTTTAGCTACAGTTGGACTAGGTATCGTAAAAGTGATTGGGATTGTTCTTTTAATCTGTCTCATTACAGATACAAAAGCGACAGCTCAAATCATCCGTAAACTAGGTGTCTCTTTTGCTACCGTTGGAGTGGGTGTACTTAAAGACCTCACTAAAGGGTTCAAGTTCCTTAAAGGTCTAGGTACAAGCATATTTGAAGGAGGGAAGTCTCTCTTTAAGAAAATCTTTAGAAGAGCCGCAGTTCAACAAATCCAACAAATGCTTCGTGAGAATGAAAGATTCAAACGAAGATATCTATACGCTCAGTTGGGGTAACGATTATGTGTATCATAGGTGCGGGTAAATATTCTAATAGCAACTGTCTTGTTAAAGTACGAGATCGGAACTATGTACCAGCGATCAAGATCATTCGTGAGTTAGTCAATGGGGTAGAGGTTGCTTATCTTTATGATATTGATACCGACTGGTCTGAGGGTGTTAATGAATATGGAATTGGAGTTGTTTCTTCCGCACTACGAGTCATTGATGACGAAGTAGTGAAAAAAGAAAAGTCAAGAGCAGATGATGGTATTCGTATTCGCAAGATACTCGCACATGATAATGTATCATGTGCTGTGAATGAGGCTGTTCGTAATGGTATGTCGGGACACTGCTTTATTTCAGACCCAAACCAAATCATTACTTTTGAACCACAACCAGAAGATGGAAATCACTGGATCAAGTTTCTTGATCTAAAGAATAAAGAAATCGCTATCCGTACCAATCATGGAGTAGACACAAAAGGTACAGGATACACAAAAGGCCCAGACTTTGTTTCTTCAAAGTATAGACATCAACAAGCTAAAAGATGGTTAAGTCAATGTAAAAATAAAAATGACATTGCACTAAGCCTTACTAGAAGAAGGCTCAAAGACTACAAGAACCCGAACAATATGATTCGTGACCTTGATGATGGAATGATGACCACATCACTAGCAGTTATTGACTCTAGTGAGTGTTGTATGAAAACCTACTTGATTCCAGGTAAAGTGGATTTCTGTGGCATTGAAAACAGACTACCTAAAGGATATAAACCAAAGGTAAAACTAGAGTTCTACGAATATTACAACTGGAACCGAAGAAGTCCTTCTGTAAGACTCCTTGAGAACAAAGATCTTAACTCTCTAAGGGTCTTTGTCTATGGTTCACTTATGGGAGATATTCCCTACCCAGAACTTTTGATCTCAAAGACTGTGGCGACAAACAAATCTTACAGTCGTAAGTTCAACAGATACAGCGACAATCGTGGACACTATGTATGTGGCACTGTGCCTGGTGGATCTATGGAAGGACTATTGCTTCAATATCCTATGAGTGTAGCGTCAAAAGTTCTAAAAAAGATGGATCAGAGAGAAGGTTATCGTGCTGATCGTGATGAAGAGATCAACTCTTATTTAAGAGTTCCTGTTCGTGTATACACAGACAAAGTCCCTGATGGTGTCCGATCTGTGATCTACATTACAAATGAAAGCGGAACTGGATACAATGGTGAGTTTTCTATAAGGGAGATGGCTAAAAATCTTATCAAAGGTAAAGGTCATAAGTATCTCAAAGATATAGTAAATGCCCTTGATGATAACGGGTGTGTTGACGATTACCTCAACTCTCTATATGCAAAGTGTCTTGAATACAAAGAAAAAGGTATTGAACAAGTTGAAGATCAACTTGGATTGAAATAGGAGTTAAAATGTTCTCATATCTTCTTGGTATTATTAGTGTATGTGTACCGCTATTTTTTAATACCAAGACCTGTTCGTGTATACTGTGACAGTGTTTTAGACATTATAGGATATGAAGAAGAAATGAGAAGCTTTAGTACAAATATAGATGGAATAAGATACGCTTGGGATGTTGAGAAGCTATGGGCTAAATTTGATACCCTTGATGCAATTGAGTGGGAGATTCCAGAATCATTCAAAGACGAATGGTCATGGGGTCAGTCACACCCCTCTGAACACATAGAGCGTTGCTTAGAAGCCGACCTCTCATATCCTATTTTAATATGGGATGGTGAGATCATTGATGGCACTCACAGAACAATAAAAGCTCTCGCTCAAAACAAAACAACAATAAAAGCAAAGATCATTACCAACATCCCTACACCAGATGAAGAAACCAACTTAGAACCCATCGAGTCTAATAAAGGAATCTCTTGGACACATGGGGATATGGTAAGGATCACTATGTCTATTATGGAATATGAGATGATGAAAGAATACAAGTTTCGTCATCCCATAGATGGTATGTGAATGTCATTTGAAGCAGTAATCTTATAAATCGTTTATTGTGTAGTATGATGTAAAGAACACCACCTTTAAGGAGAGTACATCATGTCTACAATTACAGCGATACAGAAAACGATTGACGCTCAAAAAGAAGCTAATGCCGTTAAACTAACCCCTAACTCTGCGGACACTTCCCTCACAGCAAGTAGAGAAGTGGGTGTACTCATTGAAGGTAGTAATGCTACGGTTCAAAATACATCTGACGCAGGGGGCGTTGTGATTAAGGGAGGTGTTCCTAATCGAGACTCTATTGATGGCGGTGACATAACCATACTGGGAGGGGATGGTTATAAGGGTGGGAACATATTAATTGTTGGTGGGGATAACACAGATAACTCAGCGTCAAGTATCTCAGGAGCGATTGCGATTCAAACAGGAGGTCAAGACCTTACTAGTGATCAGCACACAGGTAATATCCTAATCAATACAGGTAATGTGAGTGCAGTTAAGAGTTCGGGGTCTTTAGACATTAAAACAGGGACTCCCCATAACGCTCAAGGTTCTTCAAGTGGGGGTGTTACAATAGAAACAGGAGGTACTTCAGATATTGCCCATAATGGTAGTTCAGGTAACTTAATAATGAAGACAGGGCAAGGGGGTCTAAATGGGTCTGGACCTATTGCCTATTCAACAGGGGATACCTCGTCTGGAGCTACAGGGTCAATAACTTTTCTATCGGGATCATCCTCCTCTGGTGTTACAGGGGATATTTCTTTTTTTAGTGGGTCAGCAGGGGAAGGGGGAGCGAGTGGAGATATTAGTTTAGTCTCTGGGGTAGTGACTAGAAATGGTGGTGCAATTCCGTACAACACAGGTGATGTTACAGTAGCATCAGGAACAGGTGTTGGAGCATGGGCAAACAGTGGTACATTATCTCTTTATACAGGAAACTCAGCGAGGGAAACAGGTGATGTAAGTCTTTACACGGGCGACTCAAGTGGAGACAATAGTGGTACTATTAATATTTACACAGGGAGTGCAACAGATGGTTTAGGTGATACTTCGGGTAATATAGATCTGACAACAGGTGATTCGTATTCCCAACCAGGAAGAATAAAGTTCGTCACTGGGGCTTCCACAGGCGGAAGCCAAGGGGGTCATATTCAAGCAGTTACAGGGAATGTCACTGATGGTAATAACACTCAAGAAGGGGGTGGGATCTGGTACACCACAGGGTCTCACGCAGGTAGTGGAGATAGTGGTCTTTTCAATATCTCAACAGGGGATCAAACAGGTACAGGTAATTCGGGATATATAGACATACGCACAGGGGATCAAACAGTAGCAGATCTATCAGGAAAGATAGACATACACACGGGTGTTACAACTGGTGAAGACAGTGGTGAAATCTTAATCAAAACAGGATTTACAGACGCGGATACTGTTTCAAGTGGTGAAATCACTATCGCCACAGGTGGTCCAGAAGTCAACGGATTTCCAGTATATGGGACCAATACACAGTTAGCAAATAGTGGGGGTATAACCATTAGAACAGGAAGTACCTATGATGTATTTTCGGGGAGCTTAACCCTAACAACAGGCATAACCGAGATAGGCACTAGTGGTTCGGTGTCTTTAAGTTCGGGTCAGTCCGAGGAGGGCAACAGTGGATCTATGCAATTTTTCTCTTCAAATGCAGGAGGGGACTCTGGGTGGGTTGTAATTAGGTCAGGCTCAAGTACCATTGATGGAAATAGTGGTTCGATAAGTTTGTATACAGGGAATGCGAATACTGTAGCTTCAAATGAAAGTGGTGCGATTAATATTTCCACAGGTGGAGGGAATTTAACATCAGGGGATGTGTCTATTACTTCGGGTGCTCCATTTATTGATACAGGGTCTACAAGTGGAGGTGTTACAATAAAGACAGGGGGTACTGCAAACACAGCTGACGCAGGTCATTCGGGCAACATTGTTATAGGTTCGGGTCAAGGGGGTATCGATGAA